ACCTATTCTCATAGACATGAGAAGAACAGGAATAAGAATAGATGAAGAGAAAGCTTCACGATTAAAAAAAGAATTTAAAATAAAAGAAACAGAATTATTAAGTAAGATAAAAAAAGAAACTACAATAGATGTTGACATATGGGCGGCTAGATCTGTAGCGCAAGTTTTTGATAGATTAGGTGTTGACTACCCACGGACACCGAAAAGCGATGAACCCAGTTTTACCCAAAACTGGTTAGTAAATTGTAATAATCCAATAGCCCAATTAGTTAGACAAGCTAGAGAAATAAATAAATTTCATTCAACATTTATAGACTCAATACAAAGATATGTTCATAAGGGCAGAATACATTCGGAGATAAATCAATTAAGATCTGATCAAGGGGGGACGGTTTCGGGAAGATTATCTTATTCTAATCCTAATCTTCAACAGATACCTGCACGAAATAAAGAGTTTGGAGATAAAATTAGAAGTTTGTTTTTACCTGAAGAGGGAAGACAATGGGGTAGTTTTGATTATTCACAACAAGAGCCTAGACTGGTTGCCCACTATGCCGCCTCGGTAAATGCAAATTTTACTGGAGCAGATGATTTTATAAAATCTTACCAAAACGAGGAAGCAGATTTCCATCAATTAGTGGCAGACATGGCCGGCATCTCTAGAACACAAGCTAAGACAATAAATTTAGGATTGTTTTATGGTATGGGAAAGGCAAAATTATCAAAAGAGTTAGGTATAGATAAAGATAATGCTGAAAGACTTTTAATTAAATATAATGATAGGGTGCCATTTGTTAAAAAATTAGCTAATGAGGTGACTAATAGTGCCTCAAAGTATGGGTTTATTCGGACAATAAGGGGTCGTAAATGCCGATTTGACATGTGGGAGCCTGCTACCTTCGGAATGAATAAAGCCATGCAATATGAAGAGGCTAAGGCAATTTATGGAAATAATATCAGAAGAGCTTTTACTTACAAAGCTTTGAATAGGCTAATACAAGGATCAGCGGCAGATCAAACTAAACAAGCTATGATTGATTGTTATAAAGCAGGATACAAACCAATGCTACAAATACATGATGAATTATGTTTTTCTGTAAATTCTGAGGAGGATATAAAACCCATAAAACAAAAGATGGAAACAGCTATAGAAAATCTTAAAGTGCCTTTTAGTGTTGATGTTGCGTTAGGGAAAAGTTGGGGTGAAGCAAAAGAATAGTTTGTGAACATGATCCGGCAATTATTATTTAGATAATCTCTTTAACTTAGTTTTGTATTTTCTTAAATAAGTTAAAGTTGTTTTACTTTTTCGCTCCCACTTTTTTACTAAAGCCTCAAGATGTTTTATCTTCTTAAGCTTTTTATCTTCAGGTGTAAGAACAATAACCTTTTTTTTCAAAGTACCATTGAGCCAACCTTTGAATTGAACATATTTTATCATGTCTAATTCTAATTGAGCTTGTTGGAAACAATGATGATTCATATTTGGTCTTAACCATTTATGAACCATGTGAGATACGTCATGGATTAATCTTCTCCAACCATTATGTAATGTTGAAGGATCTCCAGAAAGACATATCCAACATTTTCTAGTCCATGTCTCATAAGATTTAAATCTTTTATAAGATCCATTAATTAATTTTAATGGTCTTATTTCTCTTACTGACATTTTTCTGTTTATCCAAGTTCGATCTTTTTGAGATCCATAACCTTTATACCCCGGAATTTGTTTTCTTCCGAATTTTCTAACTAAAAGTCTGTAAGCTCTTTGAGCTTCAACTTTAGTTATGTAAGGTAAATCTTTTGGCAATGTAGAATTACAATCCTGATATTTTTTTATCGTATTGTATTTGACATCTAACGTTGCCATCATTGAGTCTAACTTAGTTAATTGTTGGTTAAGTGTTTTTTCACTCATAGTCACTCCTTTAGTTGAGCCGGATCATATTCACGATGTTTAATAACTAAGTGAGCTGTCACATCACTAATAAAAAATTTATTAAAAAACTTTTTATCTCCTATTATAACATTTTTGGTTTTTCACTTTTTGATGAAAAAAAATTTTTATTGAATTCTAGAGCGATGATGTTTTAGGGTGTTTAATAATTGGTGCGACAATTCGCAGCTTTCTGGGATTTCATGGGTTTTGAGTTTTTAGAGCAGACAAGTCCCCTGAGATAAATGTTTAAAAAATTTTGCTAGTTTAACTAGCTATGTCGAATAGACCTTTTTTAGCGTCTTCCACGCTTTGATCATTAATCTTTTTTCTAAGACTTTTGATCTTGATATCGATCCATTTCATATCAGTAGTCACTCGGCCCTGCGTTAACGCCTGACTGGCCCACTTGGACTCCAATTGAAGTTTTTCCGATATTAACTTTTGTAGTTGCATCTCGTTCAACCTCCTCGAAAGTTATAAAAAGACGATCCGGATTTAAAAAACCACCCCCATCTTTTTCGTTAAAGTCTCCTGACTCAACTTTCGATTTAAATGTGTCAAGAGCCTCTATATCGTTTTCAGCTTCTAGTGTCTCATCAACTAGTATCCCTTTATATTTAGCTTGGACACGATATAGTTTCATGCATTATTATATATCAATTTAGGCGGAAAGGTCAACTATGTTGATACTTTTGGTTTGGGTGGTGGGACTATTTCTTTTGGCACATTTACGGCCTTACAATCAAATCTGACCACAATTCTGCTATTTTCTATGTATTCTTTTTCCATTTCTTGAGTTTCCTCAAGTGTTTTAAAAGTTCCATGTGCCACTCTATAGCCATATTCTACGCAGGCCGCATGAGTATCAAATGAATATCCAGTGACATGAGATGACGGACACTGGCCACTTAACATACTACACATATACATAATTAATAAATATTTGGTCATAGTCTCATATTATCCTATAATATTTTTTTGCATTTTTTTCTTGCAAATCCCATTTTAATGTTTATATTATTAAAAGTAAACTAAAAAGAGGTTATCATGTGTAAGATGAAAAAGATACTATTAGAATTAAAAGCCGCAGGAGTATATTATGAAATGTAAGTCTGAGGCGTTTAATGATTGGGTTAAAGGAATGGACCAAATACTTTCTGAAACTCGATCTATTACAATAGATGGTCAACCGATGGAAGCATCGGATTTCCATTTTAAAGATCAAATAAATAAACTTGCAAAAGTTCCATTGGTATTAGATGGTCAGGCTGTTTATCCAATAAATGTTTGGACAGCTTCTGATTTAGTCCACGATGAAATTGATGCAATTAACTTAAGTGAGGATATATAATGTCTAAACCAAAAAAACAGAAGGATAGCAATGTAATTCACATTACCCGTGATTATAGTATGTTCCGATCTGTCAAAGGAAATCGTGCAATTGATAAAGGACACGTGCAACGTTTGATGCGGGAAATGAAGAAAAAAGATCTTGATCTTCCCATCTTTATCAACGAGAATGATGAAGTTGTTGATGGTCAACATACTTTACAAGCTCGTAAGGAATTGGGTAAGCCAGTTAGATACATAAGAGGTAAATTCGAAAATGAATTCGATGTTGCCATTATGAACGCCAATAGAAAAAATTGGCCTATGACTGCTTATTTAAATTTTCATATTGAGAATGGTAAAAAAGAATATCAGATAGTTAAAGCGATGACTAAACAATATTCTATGCCATTAGAGTGTGCAATATTTTTACTTGCAGGCGGATACTCAATGTGGAGAGAAACAAGAAATGATTTTAAACAGGGTAAATTTAAAATCAAATCTTTACAGAGATGTAATGAGATTGGAGCTAGTCTGATGTTTATGAAAAATAATTTCAACATTAGATTAACCAGGTCTTTTATTACTGCTTACGCTGTGGTATCAGAACATCCTAAATTTAAATGGGAACGTTTTAAAACTGCACTGAAAAGCAAATCCGCTCTGTTATTGCGGGGAACAAATACGGAGGATTTTGTCAGAGTTTTTGACAAAATTTATAACGGCAATGTTCATAATAAAATAAACTTCACTCGATATTTCTTAGACCGAGAATATCAGGATGATGAAGAAGGAGATGACTCCTAGAAAGAGAAAGAAGATGGACATAAACAAATGGAAATCATGCGCTGTTGACATTGACACTTATTGCATTTTACGTGCAATGGGTAGTCATGGTTTTCGAAAACCCGCATCTATGATCGCAAAAATTGTGGATGATGAGGTTAAGAAAATATCTAAAAAGAACGGCTCATCGTATGATAAAACCAGGGAGAATTTACTATCTCAGGGCAAGAAGCTCATGAATGGTAAGTAGGCCTGCAGATTGGATGGTTAACCTTTAATCTGGGGCTGGAAAAGGGCCGGGAGACTGGCCCTTTTTTTGAGGAGAGCAGGAAAGGGATCTACTCTCCCCACCTATCTATGTACTTTTTTTATTAAAAAGTGCCAAAAAAAATCTATTGCAATATAAAAAATAATCCTATATTTATTAAATATCGTATTCTAATACCTTAATGAAAAAGAGGGGTTAAACTCTTTATCTTCATTCATCAACGTACAATTTTCTTAAATTAATTAAGGAGAACTATGGTATTTGGATACGACTACAGAATTTACGATTTTTCTAGCATGCTAGAAAAAATGTGTGCGGAGGAACCTCAATCCATATCATCTTTTCCCCTCCGCACATGTACATGAACAAAGATTTTACAGAAGATCCTGCCGTTGAACTTTGCCGTGTCATGGATGGCCCAGACAAAAGCGAATTTATTGAAGGTGTATTAGAAGATTATACATTTTGTTTAAGTATGGGCTTTTCTCCTAAAACCCTGAAATACCATCGTGAATTATTCAGCGAACTTATTAAAAATTTTGGGCATTAAATTGGCGACTATGCTTACTAAAAAGAAACAGCTACCAGAAGAGAGGTTGTTTCAATCGATTATTCTACAAGCGTTTGAAGATGTTTTATCTAATTCTAATACGAAGCTAGAGACCTATTTTAAAATAGACGCTTATGAGTGGTTTACTAAGAAACCAGAGGATTTTCAGAATATTTGTTGGTTAGCCGGTTTAGATCCAGATGTAGTCAGTGACCAGA